TGTCTGGTCAACAACCAGCTGCGTTGCCGATATGATAGATTTACTTGCAAAGTTAAGACGTAGACGTTATGCCTATCGCAGAATGTTTTTAGGCGAAAATGGATTGAATGCTGATGGTCAAATAGTATTGGCTGACTTAGCAAAGTTCTGTCGCGCAAACAATAGTACAGCGATAGTATCCCCAGTTTCTCGGTCAGTTGACCCTATTGCTATGGCTATGGCTGAAGGCAGGCGGGAAGTTTGGTTGAGATTGATGGCTCACTTGCACATAGATGAGCGAGTGGTTTTTAACTTAGATGAAGGTAATACAAATGAATGAGCAAGGGTCAGTAGATGCTGGCAACCCTGATGTTGGCGGTCAGGTTGCTACTCCAGCAGGCAGTCAACAGTCTCCGTGGTATCAGGAGTTTCCGGAAGATGTACGCGGTTTAGTTGAAACAAAGGGCTGGCAATCACCAGTCGATGCAATACAGTCTTACACCAATTTAGAGAAGTTTCTTGGTGCTGATAAGGCAGGGCGCGGTCTTATTGTGCCAAAAGATGATGCGACAGCAGACGAATGGAGCCAAGTTTATGACAGGCTTGGTAGACCAAAAGACGCGGCAGGCTATAACTTACCTGTACCAGATGGCACGGATGGGGCATTTGCACAAGAAGCTGCAGGCAAGTTTCATGAGTTAGGTCTTACTTCTAAGCAAGCCCAGCAATTGACTGAGTGGTTTAACGACAAGTCATCTGGCGCCATGTCAGATATGCAAAGCCAGCAAGTGCAGTCGGCAGAGCAGCAAATGTCTGAGCTGCAGAAAGAGTGGGGCAAAGAGTTTGATGCCAACATAGAGTCTGGACGCAGAGCTGCTAGGCAATTTGGCGTAAGTGAAGAAATGCTAAACAAGATGGAAAATGCTTTGGGCACAAAAGATATGCTCAAATTTTTCTCTAATGTTGGTCGAGGCATAGGCGAGGATTCGTTTGTTGAAGGCTCAAGCGGTGGTAAATTTGGCATGAGTCCAGAAGCTGCACGGGTGCGTGTTAACAACCTAAAGCAAGACCCAGCATGGACTGCTAAGTATTTGGGTGGTGATGCTAACGCTAAAGCTGAGCTAGAAAGATTGATGCGTGCAGGGTACCCAGGCTAATGGAACTTGCACAAATACGACTAGAGTGTATAAAATTAGCGTATCGCACGGACTTTTTACCCAAAGATATAGTGTTTCGTGCGAAAATATATGAAGAGTATGTGCTGGAGAACTTGGCAACAAGCCCAGTGACGCGGGAAAGACCGATAAGAAATAAGCCTGCTACAGTGGCTAGAAATGACCCCGAGTAATCGGACAAGTCTTTTGACAATGAGTTGTTTCTTTCAATTTAACTTTTTGTGGAGGACTTGAATCATGTCATTCAACGTCACTACGCACTTCGTACAACAATACACTACGAACGTGCAACTGCTTTTACAGCAGAAAGGCTCTAAACTTCGTAACACAGTTACGGTTGGTTCGTATACTGGTAAGGCTGCTAAAGCAATTGAGCAAGTCGGCCCCGTTACCGCACAGAAGCGCACTATTCGTCATGGTGATACACCATTAATCTCGACACCTGCTGATGCTCGCTGGGTTTTCCCAGTCGATTATGAGTGGGCTGACTTGATTGATGACCAAGATAAATTGCGTATGCTAATTGATCCAACATCTTCTTATTCGCAAAATGGTGCTTATGCACTAGGTCGCGCAATGGATGATGAGATCATTTCTGCATTCTTTGCTGACGCTAAAACTGGTGAAAATGGTTCAACAACAACATCATTTGGTGTAGACCAAGACGTTGTAGTTGGTACAGGTTCAACTGGTGCTACTGGTTTAAATATCAGTAAATTGCGTGAAGCCAAGAAAATCTTGATGGCTAACGAAGTCGACATCGACAATGATCCATTGTTTTGCATTATTACTGCTGAACAACATGATGATTTGTTGAACGAAGCTCAAGCAATCTCGCTCGACTACAACACACGTCCTGTGCTTGTTGATGGCAAGATTACTGCATTTATGGGCTTTAACTTCATCCATACTGAGCGTTTACCACTAAATGGCAGCTCACAGCGTAGAGTTCCTGCGTTTGCCAAGTCTGGTATGCATCTTGGTCTTTTTAACGACATTAACACTATGATTTCTGAACGTGCTGACAAGGGCTATGCAACACAAGTCTACGTCAAGGGCACGTTTGGTGCTACTCGCACCGAAGAAGGCAAAGTTGTTGAAATCGTTTGCGCTGAATAAGGGGATATATCATGGCTCAAACCTACGCAAGTGAAGTATCGGGTCTCGGTACAACTCCTACAACCAATAGCAACGGTGCTGTACAAGGTGGTCGAGTAAGACGTTTCCGTGCAACAATCACTTTAGCATCACAAGGTGATGGCGATACAGTTGTTTTGGCTCAAGTTCCTGCTGGCTATGCATTTGCTTATGGTATTTTGAATGCATCTGCTACGCTAGCTACATCAACCATTGCGGTTGGCGTGTCTGGAACTCCTGCAAAGTATCGTGCTGCTGCTGTATTTACGGCTGCTGCACCTACATTGTTTGGTGTCTCTACTGCTATGGATGATGCACCATTAGGTTCTGGTGAAACAGTTATTCTGACCAACACTACTGCAGCTTTACCAAGCTCTGGTACGTTGATCGTTGATTTGTATTTCTCAGCACCTTAACGAGTAATGGTAGGGGGGCGAATGCTCCCCTACTTATATATGGGGAATTAAAATGGCGTCACGTTATTATGCTTTAGATATTGGTCTTCCTCAAACAGATGTAGCTGAAGGATCAAGTACACAGTCTAAAACTGTTGAAGTTGCGGTTGACCTTGCTGACAGCGCTACTCGCGATCAAGTATTGGTTGCATTAGAGAATATCAAGAACTACATTCTGCAAGATGTTTGGCCTCCTGCATAAGGGGTAGGTCATGACTTCACAGGTTGACATTGCGAATCGTGCGCTCACTAAGCTGGGTGCATCTCGCATTATTTCGTTTGGCGATGACAATAAACAGTCACGCGCTATTCTTTCTATGTTTGACATTGTGCGCGATGCAGAGCTGCGTTCGCATATATGGTCGTTTTCGGTTAAGCGGGATTCGTTGCCAGCCCTTACTAGCACACCTGCCTGGGGCTTTAGTTATGAGTACCAAATGCCATCTGATAGTTTACGGCTGCTTATGGTCAATGATATTTATAATGGGCCATCTATGGAAGACTATCGCAACCAACCCGTTGCGGACTACTCCTTAGAAGGCAATAAAATTTTAGCTAACTTTGCTGCACCACTAAAGATTCGCTATGTGTCTCGCGTAACTGATACGACACAGTGGGATTCTATGTTTGTAGAAGCTTTTGCGTGCAGGTTGGCTATGGAATTAGCTGAAGACTTAACGCAGTCCAATACTAAACGTGAATTGGCTCAAAACGAATACATGGCTGCTTTGCGTGGTGCTATACGGGCAAGCTCTGTAGAACAACCAGCCCAAGCTTTACCAGATAACTCTTGGTTGTTGAGCAGGCTATGAGAGTACCGGAGTCCGATCACACTGCAATGCGCTACGTTGTCAATAGAGGCGAAGCGGTGCAGCACATCATTGAAGGAATCGTGTTCTATGCGTATTCCAGCCGAGGCAATGGCAACAAGTTGCCTGATGATGAGAATGTAGATATTGTCGTGACTCCACCAGTAGATAATGAAATTGGCATTGGGTTTATAACCCGCATTGGTGGTGACGCTGAGTTTAAGGTGTACGAAAATGTATCAAACGTGGTCGGCGGCACGATATATGTGCCAAAGAACCGCAACCGTGCATCAAGCAGAACAGCTCAAACAGGCGTAATTATTCAGCCAACAAGCCTTACAACAAATGGCGTGTTGTACGAGGAAATTATTGTAGGTGGCTCTGGCGGCAATGCGGCAGGAGCATCACTTGAGGGTGATTACGCTATTCTTAGAGCAGATACATCGTATTTGTTTAGGCTGACTAACAGGTCAGGGCAAACCCGCATCGCAGAATTGTTTGTTCAATGGATTGAATATGTCTAAAGCCAGCCCTATTCAGACATCTTTTAACGCTGGCGAGCTGTCACCAGCACTAGAAGGTCGAGTAGATTTAGGTAAGTATGCCTCTGGCTGCAAGAGGTTAGAGAATTTTATACCTATGATTCAGGGGCCAGCGCGGAGGCGTTCTGGTACGAGATTTGTAGAAGAAGTAAAAACCAGCGCCAATCGAACTTGGCTAATACGGTTTGAGTTTAGTGAAACCCAAGCGTACATACTAGAGTTTGGCGATCAATACATACGGTTTTATACAAACCATGGTCAAGTATTGTCGGGCGGTTCTACTTACGAAATAGCAAGCCCATACACTGCCGCTGACCTTACTAATGATAATAATTCTTTGCGTCTACGTTTTGTGCAATCTGGTGACGTGGTGTATTTTGTTCACCCAAATTATGCACCTAGAAAACTATCAAGGTTTGGCGCCACAAATTGGACGTTGACCGAAGTAGATTTTGAGGGTGGCCCATTTGAAGATGTTGATCCTGACCAAACAATTACTGTTTTTGCATCAGCAGCCACTGGTGCAGTAACACTTACAGCATCTACTGCTTTATTTAGTGCAACAGATGTTGGCAGCCGGTTGTTAATTGAAGCTAAAGATGGTGGTGACATTATCCCTTGGGAGTCGCAAAAAGACTTTGGCGTTAATGTCAACCCGTTTAATGAAAGACGCAGGTCAGACGGCAAGATATATATTTGCGCAACTAATGTCACGCCAGCTGCAGGGCAAGCTGTATACACTGGTTCAACTAGACCAACACATATTGTTGGGACATACAGAGATGGTTCGGGTACGATTACAGGAACATCACTAGATGGCTCTATAGGCGTTGATTGGACGTATGAGTCACTTGACTATGGTATTGTTAAAATAACGGGCTATACAAGCGCTACGCAGGTTACAGGTACAGTCGAGCTAACCTTGCCGTTTAATGTTGTTTATACGCCAGCTGGCTCTGCGCAAAGTATTACATCTATTGCAGTTAACGGAACTAGCCAAGTAAGAGTAACCAAAGTAGGGCATGGCTATAGCAATGGTGACACAATTAACGTGTCTATTGATGCTGATTACGACTTTACATTGCAAAATGATTCGTTAGCGTGCGGTGGGCCTGGTGGCACGTCACCATTTAGTTCAAACATAAATACTTCTGGCACATATAACATTTACGTTATAGATGCAGATACGTTTGATGTTCTTGGTTTGGCTTTTCCGTCCACCAAAGATTATGATTACAGTTACTTAGATGATCCTGGCTCTGGCTGCGTATACATTGCTGACACGGCTATTGGTACATACAATGCGTTTACAGCTGGCACCATGCAGTTAATTGCGTTTGGGTCAACATCAAACATTACACCTAGATTTGCTTTTTCAAGATGGTCATCAGTTAGAGGTTATCCATCTCAAATTGCATTCTTTAGGGAAAGACTGGTCTTTGCTACTAAGCAAACAATAGATATGTCGGTAGCAGCTGACTTTGAAAACTTTTCGGATCGCAATACATCTGGCGAAGTGTCACCTGACATGGCTATCGCAATTGATGTATCTAGTGATACTGTCAACACTATTGAATGGTTAGCACCAAGTGACGGTTTGTTAATTGGTACAGCTGGTGGTGAGTTTGTTGCGGGTGAAGTTACGACAGATTCCCCGTTGGGGCCAGGCAACGTAAAGATAACCCAGCAGTCTTTGTTTGGATCGCGTTCAGTTATTCCGTCTCAAATTGGTGACTTAGTATTGTTTGTACAACGGTCTGGCAAAAAGATACGCGAATTGCAGTATGAGTTTAATTCTAATGGTTACAAGTCTAATGATGTAACCGTATTAGCAGAACATATTACTGATGGAGGCATCGTTGACATCGCATACCAACAAGAACCGCACTCTATTCTCTGGGCAGCACGCGCTGATGGAGTATTACTCGGATTTACTTACAACAGGGAGCAGGACGTTCTCGGCTGGCACAGACATATACTTGGTGGCAATGGAATCGTGGAATGCGTTGAGCACATTCCAAACCCAAATGGCACGCAAGACGACATCTGGCTTATCGTGCGCAGAACAATTAACGGGCAAACAAAACGATACATAGAGTACCTAGAGACTGACTTCACACAAGATACTGCATTAGAAAATGCATTTTTTGTTGATTCTGGTTTGTCTTATAGCGGTGCGGCAACAACTACATTGTCTGGGTTAGGTCATTTAGAAGGTGAAACAGTGCAGGTGCTAGTAAATGGCGCCACACATCCAGACAGAGTAGTCGCAAGTGGTGCTATAACACTACAGGTTTCAGCCACATCCGCTGCTGCTGGTCTTGGGTACGAATCTACATTGCAAACTATGCGTATAGAAGCTGGTGCGGCTGACGGCACTGCTCAGGGTAAGACTAAGCGTATTAATAAAATGGTGATACGGTTTTTGGCTACAGTCGGTGCGGTGGCTGGGCCTGACGAAAACAACCTAGACAGAATACAGTTTCGTACAGGCTCTGACTCTATGGATCAAGCTGTACCATTGTTTACTGGTGATAAGCTAATGGAATGGCCTAGTGGGTATGATTTTGATGGGTATGTTGTAATCAAGCAAAACCAACCATTGCCCATGACAATTGTGGCAATTATGGCTCAATTACATACAATGGATAGGTAAATGGATGTCGTACCGTTTGAACCTGAACACATGGAAACGCTTATATTGCAACCGGCACAACAGCGGTTTTTTACGTATTTCAATAAAGAATACGCAAAGGATTTAAAAGTATCAGGCCCCTGCTTTACAGGTATTAAAAATGGTCGCGTATTAGGTTGTGCGGGATTGGTTAAACAGTGGGAAAATAGAGCTATTGCTTGGTCATTACTTTCAGGCGATATTGGAAACGACTTTATAAGTATCCACAAAGCAGTTATGCGGTTTCTGAAACTAAGTGAGTACAATCGTATCGAAGCGTTTGTTGATGCTAATTTTGAACAAGGTCATCGCTGGATAGAAATGTTGGGTTTCAAACGTGAAGGGTATATGGAACAATTTAATCCAGATGGTGGTGATGCAATGTTGTATGCGAGGCTAAAAAATGGCTGATCCAGTAACCATTGGCGTTTTAGTTGCTGCAAGTACGGCAATGACTGCTGTTGGTGCAATCCAGCAAGGTCAAGCTGCGGCTGCTCAAGCAGATGCACAGAAACAAGCACAAAATTATAACGCTATTGTCAAACAACAAAATGCTGCATTAGCAAGGCAGCAAGCAGGCGCCAGAGAAGAGCAGCAACGTAGAGGTGCACGTCAACTATTAGGGCAGCAACGGGCTGCATTGGCGCAAGCTGGTATTGGTACAGGCGGCTCAGCTCTGGATATTGAAGAGCAGTCAGCTGTGCGTGCTGAGTTAGACGCGTTGACTATTGCCTATGAAGGCGAATTGCAGGCAAAAGGTTTGTTGGCTTCAGCTCAGCAAGACATTTACCAAGGTGAGGTGGCTGCAGCTGCTGGTGAAAATGCAAAGACAGCATCTTACATATCAGCTGGCGCATCAATACTTTCAGGCGCGGCATCTTACGGTTACTATAGCAAAGGCGGCAAAACAACTGAAGTTGCAAAGCTGTCATAAAGTAACAACACATATAGGGCAAATACTATAATGGCACGCATACCTGTATATCAAGAAAGTCAAGCACCAAACAGGCTGATGGCGGTGTCTGAGCTAAGTGCCCCTGATGCTGGCGCAGGTCTTATTGGTCGGTCAATGCAGCAAGTTGGCACGGCTTTAAACAAAGCGGCTGCGGTTACAGCAAACATATTTGAAGAAAACTCAAAGTCTTGGGCTGCACAAACATCTGCAAATGAGGCGCTGTATTGGACTGAACGCTCAACTGCATTAAAAGGTTCAATTGGTTCTGATGGCTCTAATTATGTCAAAACATTAAATACAGAGTATCAATCAAGGGCTGACAAGTTAATAGCAGAAGCCCCAGATGATGTATCGCGTAAATACCTTGCGCAAAATTTATTGTCAATACGTCAAAATTTACTTTCAGACGGAATAAAATTTGAGGTAACAGAAAGCAGAGCAAATAGTCTTAATTCAATTAGCAAATCAGCTGAAAGCATTGCTACTGCGGTTGCTATAAATCCAGACATGAATTTTGCTAATCAACAAATAGGGCAGCAATTTGCAATTATTGATAGCAGCAAGTATTTAACACCATCACAAAAACAAGAAGCAAAAGACAAGGTAAGCGGAACAATATCCGTATCGTTGGTATCTTCCCTTGCTAAAACAAACCCTGCAGCATTGCGCGTTATGCTGTCTGAAAATGTGCCAAAAGTAACTGGCAAGGTAAATTTAACAAAATTGTTTGAAGCGCAGCAATTTGTTGAAAGCGCAAACAATCCTAAAGCGGTTAGCCCTGTAGGTGCTACTGGCTTAATGCAAGTCATGCCAGCTACCGCAGTAAAGCCTGGCTTTAATTTGCCAAACATATTTGATTTTGCGGCATCAAAAGGCATTCCTGTCGGCCCTCGCAATGAAGCAACCGCAACCGCATTATTGCAAGACCCAAAAATTGGAGCTGAATACGGTCAAGCTTACATGACTGCGATGCTAAAAAAGTATGATAACGATCCAGTTCCTGCCCTTGCTGCTTACAATTGGGGGCCAGGCAATACAGATAAATGGATTGCTGATGGCGCAGATATGGATAAGCTGCCAACAGAAACGCGCAAATATATTCCAGCCGTATTAGCGCGGTCTGGCATTACTAGTGGCGAAGGCGATGGCAACACAGTATTAAATGCCCTGCCTCTTGGTGAAAGACTTAAATACATTCAGCTTGCTAAAGACAATGAAAGCGCTCAAATTGTAGAATCTACAGTTGGTGCTGTGTTTAAAACATTTGGGCCACAGTCGGACAATGATCCCATTGAACTTGATGTGCTTAACGCTCAAATAGACAGGACAATGGCTGGTAACACTGTTGAAGAGCGCAAGACTGCAAAGGCATTAATAAGTCAACATGCTTCAGCTTTTAAAGCATCAGCTGACCAGCGCATAGCAGCGCGTCAATCTGTTATATGGTCGCAAGTTATTAACAATAAGTCGATGACAGAAATACAGGCAAGTCCAGAATGGAATAATCTTGATGGTAAAGATAAAGCCACGCTGATTGGGCAAATTAGTACATTTAGAACTAAGCCAACCAGTCCAGAGCAAACTGCTTTGTATTATGAATTGACTTCCGACAAACAAAAGCTTGCAAGCATGAGCACAGAGCAAGTTTTAGTTGCTGCTGGCTCACTTGGCAACACTTTAGGCAGTCAGCTTGTAAAAGACAGGGCTGGCTTGATTACGCCACAAGATATTGGTCAAGCACAAATAGATGATGATACGTTTAAGAGAGTGGCTGCAGAAGCTGGTCTTAAACCATACGACAGAACACCTAGCACTTCTGATAAAAAAGCTCTTGGCGAATTAAAGTATGTGTTTGAGCGAGATATACAAACACAGCAAAATGCTTTAAAACGTCCATTAACTAGAGCTGAAAAAGAAGAGGTGATGTATCGTGTTATTAATGATAAAGTCTATGTAGATGGGTTCTTTAGCGATACAGAAAAACCATTGTTTCAAGTCACCAAAGATGAATTGGGCGAGTCATACGTTCTTGTTAATAAGAAAAAAGTTTACGTTAATCAAATTAATGCAAGTGAAAGACTTAAAATTATAGATGCGTTAAAAGGTGCTAACAGACCTGTTACTGAAGCTGCAATTGCGCAAATATGGTCTGCAAGACAAGATGAAATCAAGGCTAACAAAACTGGAGGCGGTGCTAAATGAATGGTTTGCTCTCTGATGACGCGGCATATAGTCGGATTGCCGGGCAAAGCCTTGATCAAACTGGCATACCAAATGAAGTTAAGCCTATTGATGATGAAGCAGATGCATACCAAAGAATTGTAAAAACACAGATTGACCAAGAAGAAACTGTTTTACAGCAGTCCTTGATGGTTTCTGTAAACAAAAATCCAGACCAAGCGGCTCAATTACAAAAGTTATCAGAACAAACTGGTATGCCTGTTGAATTGGTGCAACGCAACGTAGCAAAAATAGTAGAGCAAGAGCGAATCAAAACGCTAAAAGAAGCAACAAGGCTGTCACCAGTTCTTGCGCGTCAAATGTCTGATCCTAAGTTTGCAGCATTGGCACATGATGATTATGAACCATTATCAGGGTTAGAAGCTGTTATTACCAAAGGGCGAGATTATGTTGGTAGTGCGGCAAAGGGGCCAGTGCAATTAGTTGGTAGCGCTATATCTGGTGTCGGTGCATTATATGGAATTGCTACACGAGGAATTGAAGCTGGTTTAGACCAAGTGCTGCCAAATAGCGCAATGAGTTATTTGCGTACGCCAGTGCCGTGGTATGCAAATCCCCAGCAGATTTTACAAAGACCAGGCAAAACCATAAAAAACATTGGCAATATGCTTGGTGCACCAGTAGAGCGTCAAGGACTGGATACTGATGTTGTAGAGGGTATTACTCAGCTTGGGTCGCAGTTGTTTATATTTTTAACAACTGGCGGGGTTGGTACAACCATAACAATGTTAGGGCAAGGCGCTGACATTATGGCTGACAAGACAGAAAAAGACGATGCGACACAAGCTCAAAAAGATGCCGCCATTGTTACTGGCGCGGGTATCACTGCTTTAACTGAGCGGATTGGTCTTGATAAGATTTTAAATCGTGTGCCGCCTCAAATTAGAAACCGTACATTACGCTTTATTGCAGACAAAGGCATTGCTGGTGGCATAGAAGCTGCGCAAGAAGTTGCTGAAGGGTTGTTGCATGACTTAACTCGCAGAGTGTTTACTAACGAAAGTGCGCCAATATTAGAAGGCGCAGTTCGAGAAGGTTCGGCTGCTGCTATTTCTGCTGCTATTGTGCGTGCTGCGCTAGGTGTTCGTGGTTACAACAGGTCAAAGCAGCAAGAAGATTTTATTAACGCAATTAGTGATAACTCAAAAGCCAGCAAATTGCGCGATAGGATGCCAGAGCAATTTCAAAAAGTCATAGACAATATGACTAAAGAAGGGCCGGTCAAAGAAGTATTTATACCTGCAGACCAGTTTCAAAGATATTACCAAAGCCAAAGTATTGACCCAGCAGCAAAAGCGGCTGAGTTTGGTGCGTTAAATTATGATGAAGCTGTAATAGCAGGCACTGACATTGTTATTCCAATGGAACAGTTTGCTAGCAAGCTCGCTCCCACTGATGATTTGCAAGGGCTGTTTCAAGATATACGGTTAGAGCAAGATGGGTTAACTTCCAGAGAGTTTGCTGCGTATCAAGAAGAAGAAGCGGCAAGAGAAGCTGAAATATTTGAAGCTGCGCAACGCTCTGTTGGTGAAATACAAACACCAGAGCTGCAATTTATTAAAGATGAAATGCAGCAGCAGTTAATTTCTACTGGTTACGAACAAAGAACGGCTGAAGCATACGCTACTGTTTATGCCAAAACAATGAGCAATTTAGCTGAACGGGCTGGTTCCACACCAAGAGCATTGCACGATAAGTATGGGTTAACAGTGTCAAGACCGTTGCCTGACGTATTAACTAGAGACCGTAGAAGTGATGCGCAAATTGACCCATTGTTTGACCGTTTGCGCTCTGGTGACTTGCCTGCAGAAAAAGATATATATGGTAAGTCGTTGGTCGATTTTCTTATTGAAAGAGGTGGGCTGCGTAAATACGGTGAATTAACTGACGTTGACTTGGGGCGTGGGCCATTCCAGCGCAATTTAGTACAGCCTGAAACTGGCATGGACGCTGATAGAGCTGCAGAGCAAGCAGTAGAAGCTGGTTACTTGCAGGGGCGTGGTTTTGAGGATGTTACCGAACGCGACTTGTTTGACGCAATTGATGAAGAGCTGTCTGGGGTAAACCAGTATTCAATTTATCAAACAAACGAACAATTACAGTCATTAAACGAGCAGCTTAATCAAATAGATAAATATTTAAAAGAAATAGGTATTGATTTAAGCCAAATTACTGATAACGCTGAAGTTCGCAGGATTATGGACGCAGCCAGCAGGTCACCAGAATTACAGGGAGTTGTTGACCAGCTTAGTCAAACGTTATTCCAAGGTGCACCAGCGCGTGCGCCAGGCGATAACTTAATGGCAATTCACAATCTATCAGAAGAAAATATTAGGTTTACCGCAAAGATGGGCGGCTTAGCATCTCCGTCTGTAGGGGTTGTCACAGACACAAAAGGCATGGTAGAGGGGTTTGGGGAGATTACACTAATTGGTTCTAAGGACTTGGTAGACCCGTCTGTTGAGCCTGTATTTAGTTCTGATGCATACACAGTGCGCTACCCAAGTCCAGAGTGGAGTAAACCTAATCGTGCGGACGCTGATGCGTTGTATGACATTGCTGTACAAGCTGAAGCCATTATTGATGGTGGCGTGCCACAACAAACAGATGGGTTAACGACACGCAATCCTAATGGTGGTCGGTTAGTTTCACTTTGGCTAAACTCTGACCCTATTCGCGCATTGTATCTGCAGCAGCAAGGCCAGCAAGTTGATATTATTCGTAATTTATCTCGTTCGCCAATTAATTTGACAGAAGAGCAGGTGCAATCACTGCGTCCTTTGTACGATGTTGTAATGCAGCAAGAAAACAGAGGAATTAGGGAAAGCGCTGAAGCAACCCAGTTGCGTACAGAATTAGCTAATATGATCCGCGCTATATATGAAAGCCGTAATATTCGTTCAGCAGCAATTGATAGCATTACGCAGCAATACTCTGCTAATCCAACATTAACGCTTGGGCAAGAGTATTCCCGTATTGCTCGTGGCCCACAAATTAACAAAGCCGAAACTGGCAGCCGCATAGAAAAGCAAATTGAACCTATTTTTGAGGATTTTAGAAATTGGGTTGAGCAAACAATATTAAGTCGTTTTCCAGACCCGTATATTACTGTTGGTCGCAAGAAAATGCCTTATACGTTGGACAACATTATTAAAGTTGTTACAAACAAAAAAGAGCAAAGAGCGCAAGAAGATACAGCTACTTACGGAACAGCAAAAACAAAAGCAGCTAGTGCTATTAAGTTTTCAGACATTGAGCAAATGCGGGAAGCAGCCAAAACAATGTTGGTTGATCCGATTGATTTTGCTGACGCGAGACAGGAAACAGAAGCAACATTAGAAAGCTATCGTGAAATGATGTCTAGTTATCCACACGAATACACTAGCTCAATTGAAATTCGCGATTCTTCTATGCGTGCCATTGCAGCATTTTCAACTATTAAAAACAAGACGCCAGAAGCAATGCGTCAAGCTTTAAAAAAGCAGGGTTTTGAGCAAGTTGAAAGCATTACAAATAACGATATTGATTTTGCAATTAACGCAGCAGAGCAATTGTTGCGTACACCAGTGCCATATTTTGAAGCAAAGCCACAGCGAATTGTTAAGCTTGACGAGTTTGCTGGTGCTGTCGTGCCTCTGGATACAAGCGCAGATGTTATCAAGATACTTGAAGATAACAATATTCGCGTAGAGTTTCATGAAGGGTTTGACCGTCAAGAGGCGGTGCAGCGATTGGCTAACCAATTGGCAGTAGATCAAACTAATATTCTTTTTCAAAGTCAGGCACAGCCGCAGCTAACGCAAGAAACATTAGATAGATTGTCTGAAGATGATTTAGATAATTTGTTGCAAGAAGAGGGTGTGCCAATAGCAAATATTTTAGACCGCGACAAAATGTGGGGGCAAGATTTTGTATTTTTTGCTTTCCCAGAGCAAGACAATGCTCCAACATTAGTAACTAGCAAAGAAATGCTAGATAGTTACGCTCCAGATTTGTTGCTTGCAGTGCCTACTAAAGCAATGCAAGAATCGTTATTACAAAATAGAACTGTGCAGTTTAATCAATTTGCTACAGGTAAGCCAGTCACGTTTGACTTTGCGCACAATACACAAAGCGCTACTAAAATGTTTGGGTTGCCAAAAGCTGGTGACACGTTTAAGCGTGACATTGAACCATCTGGTCGTTATATAACTAATGTACCTGATGCAAAAAAAGTTGATACAACTGGCTCGGTAATTGCTGGTTCAATTACATTTAAAAACCCATTGGTGCTTGACGCTACAAATTGGAAGCAAGATTTATTTGATGTGTATGGTGTTTCTGGGCGCGACTTAAGTCAATCATTAGTTGCTGCTGGTTATGATGGCGTTGTAACAATAGAACCAGCTACTGGTAAAAGACCAGCATATACATCTGAAATACTAGATTTGACTACGTTTGATTTTAATCGTGCGCTATATCAACAAGAGCGCGGGTTTATACAGTTTAGCAAAAACCGTAAATTTAATATTAGTCTGTTAGAAAATGCTGATTTATCTACGTTCTTGCACGAAACAGGTCACTTTTACTTAGAAGTAATTGGTGATTTAGCACAAGGTACGGATGCTAACCCACAGTTGCTAAGTGATTATGCTGAAATACTAAAGTTTTTAGGTCTTAAATCACGCAAAGAGCTGACGTTAGACGGTAAGAAGCCTGGCACAGCTGAGTACCAAAAGGCAGTGGATGCGCATGAGAAGTTTGCGCGTGCGCACGAATTGTATTTAATGGAAGGTAAGGCGCCAAGTGAAGAGCTGCGTCCAATATTCCAAAGATTTAAAAACTGGTTAACTGTAATTTACAAAGACTTTTTGCGTCTTGATGTAAAAATAAATGATGAAGTGCGCGGTGTGTTTGATCGCATTTATGCAACAGACCAAGAAATACAAGCAGCTAAAGCAGAGGGATCGTTTGACCAACTGTTTTTAGATGCCGCTGCAGCTGGCATGACAGAGGCAGAATTTGATGTATACAAAGGTTCTGTTAGCAAAGCTACTGAAAATGCTAAAGAAGCGTTGCAATTAAAGTTAATGGTAGAGCTGCAGCGCGAACAACAAAAATGGTGGAAAGAACAACTTGCTAATGTTAAAGAAGGCGTTGCAAAAGACTTTGATGAATTGCAAGTTTATAAAGCATTTAAAGCATTAACAGATGGTGACATCAAGCTAAACAAGCAAGACCTAATTAATATTTATGGAAAAGAATACCTTAAGCGGCTTCCAAGAGGGTTTCAGCGCGTATATAGTGCTAAAGATGGGCTTCCGTTAGAGGTTGTCGCTAGAGAGTTTGACTTTACTTCTGGCGATGCGTTGATTGAAGCGTTGATTGGTATGCCTAATCGCAAAGAATATATCAATGCAGAAGCCCAGCGCATTATGCTTGAACGGCATGGCGATATGATGACAGATGGCACGATGGCTGATGAAGCCAAGCTTGCATTGTTTAATACCCAGCGTGAAAAAGTATTAATGATAGAGCTGCGTGCACTGCGCAGTAAGCAAGCGCAAGTAAAGCCATTTGTACAAGCTGAACGCAATAAACAAGCTGCAGAAAAGACAGCGTTACGGCAAGCTGTAAAAGTTCCGCCAACTGCAGTGTTTAGACAGATAGCTGCTGGCATGATAGGTCAGACTGCAGTAAAAGATATTCAGCCACAAAGATTCTTAAATGCTCAGCGCAAACACGGTAAAGATGCTGAAAAGGCATTGATTGCTGGTGATGCCCAGCTTGCTGCAGATGCAAAGCAAAAAGAGCTGCTTAACCATTTTCTGTATTTGGAAGCAACAAAAGCTAAAGAAAGGTCAGAAAAGATTGCTGATTATGTGCGCAAGTTTGAGAAAAAATCTACTCGTGAACGAATTGGCAAAGCTGGTCAAGTCTATTTAGAGCAGATTGATGCCATTTTAAACGGGTATGAATTTAGGCAAGTACCAAACAAACGTATTGATCGCAGAGCTACATTGCAAGCATTTGTTGATCGTAACGAAGCCAAAGCAAAAGATGATGAAGTTTTTAGCATAGAGCCTATTAACATTCCAGCCTCAGTGCTAGAGGATGCTAGGCAGATTAATTATCGCCAGTTGTCGTATGACCAATTACAAGCTGTAAACGAAACAGTTAAAAACATTGAGCACGTTGCAATGTTAAAAAACAAACTGTTGCGTGGTGCAGAAAAGCGCACGCTAGATGAAGCATCAAGAAATGCTATTGAAACTTTGCAAGAAAACGCAAAAGGCGGTCAAGCTAAAAAGTTGGAAAGCGCATTACCAATAGACAGACCGGGTCGGTTTCTAAAAGGTTTTATGCTGCTGCATACAAAGTTTTCTACAATGATGCGGCAAATGGATGGCTGGAAAGATGATGGCGTTATGTGGAACACGTTTGTACGTCCACTAAACGAATCTGCAGACTTTCAGGCTGTTAATAGAGCTGATGCGACAAAAGCCTTGCGTGACATATTTAAAGCGTACCGAGGCACTAGTATTTTTGAAAAGCAGCACATTAAAACGCTCGGTCAGTCTATGACGTTGCAAGGTAGATTGATGGTAGCCCTAAACTGGGGGCGAGCAGAAAACCGCCAGCGGTTGATGGACGGTAACGGGTTAACTCAACCACAAATTGATGAAATACTTGGCTCATTAGACCAGCGCGACTGGGATGTTGTCAAAAATATTTGGTCATTTATTGATTCTTACTGGCCTAAAATTGAGACACAGTATCAAAACTTATACGGTGTGGCGCCAACAAAGTCTGAAATAATACCTTTTAACACTAAGTACGGCATGATGCCTGGCGGTTATTTTCCTATTAAGTATGATCCAACAAAGACAGCACAAGCCCAAGCTCAGTCAGCTGATGAAGTGTTGCAACAAATGAAGTCTGGCGCCTATATGCGCAGCCAAACAAAGAACGGGTTTACAAAAGAAGTTTTAGAAAAGCTGGATAGACCTATAAAGCTGGATTTATCTAGTCTTTACGAGCACGTTGGTGAGGTAATCCATGACTTAGCATTGCGTGAATACTTGCTAGATACCAATAAGTTAATGAACCATCGTGTTGATGGTACAACGTTAAAGCAGCAAATTATTGATAACTATGGCGATCAAATGTATCGCGAGATAGTTGGTACGTTGCGAGATGTTGCTATTGGTGACATTAGTGCTAACAGTGCATTTGAGCAATCCATGTCGCACTTGCGTGCTGGTGTGTCAATTGCTGGCATGGGCTGGAATCTAATGACTGGTTTGATGCAGCCATTAGGTTTAACACAGTCTTTTGTTAGGGTTGGCCCTAAATGGATTTCTAAAGGTTTGATGAAATGGGGTATGGACGCAGTAGGTTTGCAGAATAGTGCTAAATACATTTACGAACAGTCTGCTTTCATGCGCACCAGAAACATGACTCAGAATCGTGAAATTAACGAAATTCGTAATCAGATACAGCGTCAAGGCCGTTTCCCTATGGCGAGACAAGCTTGGGGCGTGCTGGAAGATAGTTTTTTTCAGTTGATTATTCAAGGTCAAAAACTAGTTGATATTCCTACTTGGCTGGGTGCGCAAGAGAAAGCGCTAGCCAATGGTGCTGATGCTGCTAAAGCCGTGGCATTGGCTGACCAAGCTGTATTGGACGCTCAAGGTGGTGGCTCAATTAAAGATTTAGCTGCTATACAGCGTGGTAGTCCATTGCTTAAACTGTGGACAAACTTTTATTCTTACTTTAATACAACGTTTAATTTAACCAAAGAAGTGTTTGGTCGCGCTAATTTTAAAGATCCGATTTCTATTGGAAGACTAGCGGTAGATGTTGCTATGCTTTATAGTGTACCTGTCGTGCTTGGCGTTGCAATTAGAGAGGCTGCCAAAGCATTCATTACAGACGAAGAAGACGATGAAGACATGATTGTAAGGTTGCAGCGCGAACATTTGTCATATCTTCTTGGTACAGTGGTTGGATTGCGTGAATTTACTACAGCTTTTGATCCAAGATTTGGTTATAGTGGGCCAGCTGGGGTTAGGTTTATGGCTGATTTCAACAGATTTGTGACGCAAGTATCGCAGGGCGATTTAGATACTGCGTTGAGAAAAGCAACAGTATCAACAGTGGGCACTCTTCTACACTATCCAGCAGGGCAAATAAATAGGATAATTGATGGAATTGATGCACTTCAAGATGGTCGCACCAAAAATCCTGCCGCACTTATTTTTGGTGTACCTAAATAGCAAGAGGAAAAAAATGACTGTATCGTCAGATGTAAACAAAATTACTTACGCAGGAAATGGTTCGACTCAAGTATTTTCAGTTAACTATTATTTTCTTGCTGATTCTCATTTGCAGGTTGTTCTTATTACGACTGCTGGCGTTGAAACTGTACAAACGTTAACAACTAACTACACAGTAACGGGCGCAGGAAATGAGGCTGGTGGTTCTATCACTATGCTAGTGTCGCCACCTACTGGTGTAAGTGTTGTCATTCAGCGGGTTGTTCCTGCTACGCAAGAGACAGATTACTTAGCTAATGATCCATTCCCTGCCGAGTCGCATGAGCGTGCGTTAGACAAGCTTACAATGCTGGTGCAGCAAAATGAACGCGAGAATGATAGATCATTAAAGATACCATTGTCTGCGGTGCCTACTACCAGTACAGAGCTGCCTGCTCCTGTTGGCAATAAATTATTAGCATGGAACAGCAATGCCAGCGCGGTAATAAACTTTGACCCAGCTGACATTATTACTATTGTTGGTCAACAAACATCTTATGGGGATGTGTTTACCGGCAATGGCGTTACAACAGATTTTGCATTAACAAGATCACCAGGCTCGGTTTTTGGTATTGATGTATCTATCAATGGTGTAACACAGGTACCAAACGTAGATTACACGCTTGGCGGCACAACGCTTACATTTACTAGCGCACCACCAGCTGCTGCTAGTCAAATACTTGCTAGGTATGCAGAAGTTTATACATCTTACGATGCGGACGCACAAGATGTTAGGTATCTACCAGCAGGTACAGGTGCTGTCACCACAAACGTGCAAACCAAATTGCGTGAAACAGTATCGGTCAAAGACTTTGGTGCTGTTGGCGATGGGGTGGCGGATGATACGTCTGCTATACAGGCTGCGATTGATTATGCGTATACATTTATCATTACACAAACAGTATTTGATGATTATGGCTGGCAATCTCGTGGGGGCATGACGGTTGTTCTTCCGCAAGGAAAATATCTTACTACGTCAACTGTCACAATTCGACCAAACGTCTCGTTAAAAGGCGAAGGAAAATCATCAAGCGCAATTTACAGTACCTATGATGGTGTAATTCTTGATGTGGCTCCTGCGACAAAATCAGGCGAATACGGCAAAGCAGGTATTACGTTGCAAGATTTTATGATTATTGGTGATAGAGCTTTAACTACTTCACAAGTAGGCGTGGATTTGTTACGAGCTGTAGGCATGAAAATTATTGGAATGGTGATAAATTCATGTTCCGCTGAAGGTATGATTTTGAGGGAAACTTCTAACAGCACAATTATTGATTTGGAAATTGCAAATTGCGGTGGATGCGGATTAATGTTGATGGAAGGAACGACAGGGTATCCATGTAACGCAAACACTTTTATTAGCCCTCGCATACTTTATAACGATGGTGACGGAATTATTATTGCTGACGAAGCAAACGGTAATACTTTTATTGGCGGGTCTGTTGAACGCAACGGATACGCAACTAATGGTGTTGGCTTTTACAACATTAAAGTAACATCACCTAGTTATGTACCAAACCATTTTATTGATTTATGGACTGAAGGCCCGTGTGACGCGCATATTTATATGAACTCTGGTGTTTCTGGAATTGGGACTCAACTGCGATTAACTGGTTGGAAACATTTTGGTGACGGTGCGTTAAATAGCCCAGATAGAGCATTAATTGTTGATAGTGGTTTTGCAAAAGTTGTTGAATCGACAGCTTCTGCCGTGTCATATAAAATTATCAATGGTTCTAATTCACCATTCAGGGTTAATAAGGCTGGCGGTGCGGCTATTATTTATCTTGAAAATCCAACTGGGGCAACAATTTCTGTTCCTACCGATTGGATTGAAGATGAAAATGGGAATCATACGCAATTATTTAATATTGCACTTATTGACGCACCTGAATTTTCATTGGGGTCAAAATCTTTTATTACTGATGCTCAAGCTGGAGACGGTGTGGCGTACAAAAATGACGCAGAAACTTACCCGTGGTATCAGTCGAGAGCTTTTCAGAAAGATGTGCTAATTGGCACAGGTTCTGTTGCAGCGTCTTCTGGAATATCTGCTGGCGTTGGAAGCCCTGAAGGAAACAAAACCGCATCGCAAGGTTCTATTTACATGAACATGAATGGTGGTGCGGGGGTATCGTTTTACGTCAAAGAGTCTGGAACGGGCAATACAGGATGGGTAGCCAAATGAAAATTATTAAAGATAAAGATGGTAGCCTTATTAACATTGGCGATTGGGATGACCTCAAAGGTAGCAATCCATTGCCTGAAGGTGCAACAGAGCATGAGGCTGAAGTTGTAATTGGTTATGATGGCGGTCAGTATTTAGCTGATGACCCAAAACGTCTTGGAAAATAAAGGATTAAATCATGGCTGATGCCAAAATTTCTGCATTACCTGCATCTACTACACCTCTTGTTGGCACAGAAGTATTGCCGATTGTGCAAAGTGGTGCAACTAAACAGGTGTCTATTGCTAACGTAACGGCTGGTCGTGCTGTATCAGCTACATCACTTGCGCTAAATGGCGCAGCTTCTGCTTTAACGCCAGCTTTTATTCGTGGCGGGGAGTTTTCATGTAGCTCATTTGGTGCTGATAAACAACTAGCAACGTTTGGTGCTTATAACGATGACTTGACAAATGGTGGCTTTGTTCTAAAAAGTTTAATAGCAGACGTGCCAACTGAAATTGCTAGAGGTGGTTTTTATGGCCTTACTGTAAATAGAGGCAACCTCATCATCGGCACAGCAGGTAAAGGCATCGACTTCTCTGCTGACGGTCAAGCCGCAGGTATGACATCCGAGTTGCTCGATGACTATGAGGAAGGAACTTGGACTCCGACTTGGACACCTGCTGCTGGTTCTGGCGCAACAATCAACGTGGCTAATGGCTACTACACAAAAGTTGGGAATCTAGTGACTGTTGTTTTT